CCCTTCTTTTCCTTTTCGTCTTCTTCGTCCTCTTCCTCTTCTTCTTCGTCCTCGTCGGCAGCTTCAAAGACTACTTCTTCATCATCTTCCATTCCTTCTTCGTATGTCATGCCTTCAGCTTCCATACCTTCTGTGTCCATACCTTCTGTCATTTTTTTAGATTTAGCTTTTTCTTTCTTTTCAGAACCACCTTTGCCATGTTCAGCTTTTTCTTCTTTTTCAGATTCACCAGCTTCATGTTCTTCATGTGATTCTTCATTTACAGAACCAACTTCCTCTTCTTCATAAACCTCTCTAGTTAGAGATTCTTTCACAACACCATCAATTTCTTCTCTAGCTACGCTACGAAGTATTTCTTTTGTGTTGGCATTGAGAGCACTTTGAATATTTTTAATATCCAATAAAGCTTCTTCAAGTATTGATTTTTTGTCTGCCATTTTAGTGTTTGTTTATTTTTAATTTTTAGATAAATAAAATTATATTTACCTTATTTGATAATAAATATATGTCTTTTGATGAAAAGACGAATACAAGTTAAAAAAAATGATTTTTTTTACTTTAATCGGTCAAAAAATTATCAAGTTTATCAGTTAGGTTCTCTTTGATGATAGATTTTTTAATTTCTACGTTCTCTACATAGGGTTTAGACTCTTCAACATTCCTAAAAATCCATGCGTCTGGTGTTGATGGAGCTGTTACTACGTCCCAGCAGATAATCTCAAAATCATCTTGAACAATTTGTTCACCATTTCTACCTTCTTTCAATGAACCAACACCTCTAGATGATACACCAATCTTTATTCTATTTCTCAATAGATTAGCTACTTCATCACCTTTGGTTGAAACAATACCGTAATTGATAAAACCAGGTGTCATAAGGATTTCCATTTTACCCATAAGAGTATGAGCTTCCCACCATGTTTCGATAATATTATGTGAAATTCTATCACCAGCGATAATACTAGATTCTGGGTGGTCTAATTCACCAACAGCACTACGCTCTCTAATTGCTTTTTGATATAGTTCGTTTTGTCTTACAAGGATTTCTTTCGGATATATACGTCCATTACGGTTTAGGATACCGTATTTTTGGAGAATAACGTAAACTACTAGTGGTTCGGCAATAACCAATTTACCAGTTTCTAATTTTCTTAACTCATTGATAAAAGGCTGGTTTCTTGGTTCGTCTGGGCTTATATAGCCAGCATCGTGCTCAATCAATCCACCCCACCCACTTTCACCACGTTTTAGTACTTTAAAATCTTTATAATTTATATCCATGTTTGCTAGTTTATAGATATAAATATATAAAATAAATAAAAAAAGCCCTACTTCAATAGTAGGGCTTTGTTTTTATTTTTTTTTCTTGTGGAAAATAAATGTGTCGTTGTTATCAAAAACATTTTTAATCAAATAATTTGATACGTCAGTTAGTACGTTTGTCATATATTCTGAGTTTACTGGTGTTTCAATTTCAGAAAATAATGTAATGTCACAACTCATAAAACTACGTTTTCCATATCTTATACCAGATTCTCTAATATCAAAATCTACAATTGTTTTTTCTTTTATAAAGTTTGAACTCTTGTCATCATTAAAAAAATAATAAAGTTGTTGTTTTACTTTTTTATTGATGTTTCTGATAACCCTAGAATAATTTATATCTGTTTCGTGTTTGGGTTCGACCCATGCTGAAAGGTTGATATAAACGGCTTTAGCTTTTTTGTTGTTTACACTTCCAAAGATTATATTATAATCTTTTGAAATATTAGTTTTTACTTCTTTTCCTGTTTTCATTTTACCTGGTTTTTATACAAATATAATGAAAATATTTCATAGTGTCAAGTACTTTATTTTAACTTAACCCAAACAGCTACCACAATACCAATAGTTATTTGTACAAAGGTAATGATAGCTATTGCCGCTGCCCATCTATTCTTTTGATGATATAATTCATCTTTGGCTTCTTTCATTTGTGATGGCGACCATACATCATTAACCTTTTCAATCCATTTGGCTTGATTTTCAACTTTACCTTCAGTATTCTTAAATTCAGTAAGTTTTAAGTTAAGTTCTGAGAAACGACTATCCATATCGGTTCTCATTTTATCATAGTTATCGTTAAGGCGTTCTAATTCTTTGAGAACCAATTTACTGTAGTCCCCCCAAGTTCCTGTTTCTTCTGACATGGTTAAAATTTAATATTGATTAAAATGTTATTTATTTTTAGGCACATTTTCTCATAACACTTAATTTTGTTCTGTGATGTCAATTGTAAAGCTTCTTCTTCACATTCCTCAACCACAGATTTTACATTTTTTAAAACTTTTTCGTAATCACCATCAGGATATTTACATATTTTATTGGTTAATTCTCTTAACTTTAAAATATTTTCGCTTGTAACACTTGCCATTGTTTATAACTTTTAGTTTTCTTTTAAATTACTTCTTAGTTCTACAATCTTTGAAATATTTTTTATGAAATCTTCATTGATATCTTGTTTATCGTTTAAAAGCTTATCTTTGACTCTTAAAAGTTTATCTTTAGCGTTTAAATCAGTTGTGTCAAGTTTCTCATCAATAAATGCGATACACTCTCTAATTGTGTTTGAATAAACTTCTTTCTTTTCCTCATCTGTTGAATCAATCAAAGTTTTTAAAATTTTCCTTTCTGATTCATCCAATGAAGCATATTTTTCGTTGTATTTATCAACCATCATTGTACTTAACATACTGTTAGGTAATTCAATCGCCTCAGTTAAAGTTTTAGCTTTGTTGTTCACAATCCAATCAACAACCTTGCTTGTAGCTTCTACAATAGTATCAACTGTTTCTGGATTTTTGTTTGTGAAGATAAGGATTGAAACATTTTCATATAACTCTGTTTTACCGTCATAAAGTTCTGCTTCAAAAAGCTTTTTCTCTAAATTTATCAATTTTGTATTGGCTTCTAAAATATCTTTTTTGTTGAACTTAGAAAACAATTTAATGTTTTCCTTTACGAACATAGTGGCTTTGGTCACATCTGACTCTACCTTTTGTTCAATATTGGTATAAACCAAAAATTGAGTCTTAAGAATTTTGTTTTCTGCTATACATTTAACGTAACTCTTAAATAACTCTTTTTTTGATTTATCATCTGACATAACGCTTTCAGCTAAAATTGTGTTATAAACACTCTTAATATGGCCGAAGTTTTTTGTTATTAATGTTAAATCTGTCATTATTACTGTTTAATTAATAAATATCATTATTTACCACAAAAATTGATTACTCATCCAACATTTTATCAATGTCGTTAATCATTTCGTCAATTTCTTTATTTACCTTGACGTTTTTATCGTAAATTTTTATTTTTTCTACGTGTTCTTTTGGTGTTGATTTTACTGATTCGATAAGTCTTTCTACAAATCTACCTTGATATTTCTTGGTTCTTTCATTTAACTTCTTAGCCAAAACAACCTTTTGTTCTTTAAGTAATTTTTGTATTTTCTTTACTGATTCAGTTACTTCAGTTGGGGTTTCTTCAGCACCAGCTTCTTCAGCACCAGCTTCTGTTTCGGCAGCACCTTCTTCACCACCAGCTTCTGTAGCTGCTTCGCTTTCACCTTCATCACCAAAATCTAAATCTTCACCGCCAGTTCCACCTCCACCAAATGAACCGCCTAGGCCACCACCGCCACCGCCACCGCCGCCGCCACTGCTGCTTTCTCCACCACCTTCTTCACCACCACCATCTCCACCACCTTTAAGGGCAAGTTTAAAATCACCATAAACTCTATCTACAATATCAAACATACCAGTGTGTTTTATTACACTAGAAGAGTTGGCCAATTCAGCAGCTGCTGCTTTTTCCATACGTTGTTCAAGCAAGTCTTGTTTGATTTCATCATCAGACATACCCAAGATATCTCTCTTACCACGAGTCATTGACATAGCACCAAATCCGTTTCCAGAATCAGATACCGCATCTTTGTAAAGTGTAACCTTGGTTTGCATGTGTTCAATCTTAAGCATTTCAGCTTGAGTTGATGGATTGTTAAGGGTAAGTGTAAAATTATCAAAATCTTCTTCAAATCCTAACAAATACAGATGAATGATGGCAATCTTGTTAAATTCTTGTAACATAGCTTGTTGTATTCTGTTTATAGTTCTAGAAAAACGTATGTCTTGCAATGCAAGGTTTTTACCTTCACCAGTTGTATCATCAAAACCCAAGAATGGCTTAGGAACTCTAAGAGCTGTAAATAAATTGCTTCTCAAATACTCAATATCCGCAATTTGGTCTAGGTTTGTAGCACCTGGCAAGGTATCAATTGGGTTGGGTGCGTCTTCAGAACGAACTGGGATAAAATAATCTTGGTCGTTTGAAAGTTGATTATAACGCAAGTCCATTTGACCAGTTTGTGAGTCAATAATAGGCATACGCTTGAATCTATCTGCAATTTGGTTTACATATGCTTCAACATCGGCATCATCAATATTACCAACATAGATTTTATATACACGTCTTTCTGGTGCACGAGTTACACGATAAACCAACATTGAATCCTCAGAAAGGATAAGTTGTTTCCATATACGTCTAGCCTTTTCCAATACTGAAGTACCATAAGGTAAACGTCTGTCGTCTCCCAACAATCTGAAGTGAGCTATTTGCCATGAGTTGAACTCAACGTCACGTCCTCTCCAAAAAAATTTGGTTTTATCAGCTGTTGCTACTTGGCTGTTGACTGTCTCACGACCAGTAATCATATCAAACAAACCACTTTCTCTACGTTCCATTTCGTAGTTAGGCATTTGCTTGGCACCCAAGATACCATGTTTTTCATCAATATTTAAGTAAACGAAATTATCACCATACTTGCATGTGTTTCTTGTCCACATAGGCAAAGACACATGTAAATCTAGTCTATTAAAAAATAAATCTTCAAGAATACCCTTTACACGTTTGCTATCTGAATATATGTTCATGATTCTACCCTTGTCATTTAGAGTAGAAGATTCTTCCATCATTACATCTAAAGCAGCTGCGATGGTTGGATAAAACTCCATGGCCTCAAAATCTGAATAAGAACCAATACGTGTTGTTTCATAGTTGATGGATTGTTGAAATAATCCATTTTCAACCTTCTTCCACATTTGCCCTAGATACTTGTTTTGTTGTGCTTGTAACTTGGTTCTTTCAAATTCAGCCTTGTTGTCTGTTTTAAGCAGTACATCATTGCCAATATTGTATCTTTGTGGTTGCGGTTGGTTTTGTTTTACTTTAGGTCCATCTGGTCCGATAATTTGACCAAGCTTCTGGAAGACCGTTAACTTTTGTTTTTCTGCCATGTTGTATTTTTTATTAAATTATACTATTTTTTTATCAAAAATAAAGACTTTACACTTTATTTGCTTCCGCTAAATAACCACATATATTGACCAGTTGGGTCTTGCATGTTTTTAGAAACTATTGGGTTAAATTTAGGTTTTTGTGTTGGTAGTTTATTTCTATTTTCTTTGCTAACAAACCCAGTTCCTTTTTCAAGGTCTGTTTGTGTAGGGTTGGTATTGGCCCCAATCAACCAACTATTTAAAATAGCTTTGGTTTGTTTTTCTAATTTCTCTAGATTTTTAAATGAATGTTCAACCACCCACAAAGCCATACCCAAAGCCATAAGCAAATCATCATGATAACCTTCCATATGGTCTGGTCTTCCGTTCTTATAGATAAAGGTTTTCATTTCTGAAGTCATTCTAGCTGAACGAATTTTGATACCATCAGTCCTAATCTTAAACTCAAGATTTGAAATCATTGGTAAACGAACAGAAGTTGCGTGAAAACCTGGAATTTTATTCTCCTTGTTGTAAGTCGCCAATTCTCTTTGTCTAGCTGATAAAATTTTACCGTTTTGATTATCATAATGAAGCCTCTTGTAATCAAATTCGAGCAATTTCAATACGGTAGAAACACCCATACCACCAGTAACATCGACTACCGTATATGCTTTGTACATTTCACCATATTCTTCTACCAATTGAGCCAACAAATCTGGTTGAATCTTACCTTGATATTCCATTACTTGTTCCATGGTAGTAAAGTCTACCACAACAATAG